GTATAAGAGACAGAAAAAGACCTTACCAAGTTATATCCTGGTAAGGTCTTTTATATAGTCAATCCATGAGTCCACCTGCTCATGCTCAGGAGATGTATGGATCACCTCTCAGTCATCGACGAATTGCACCTGCCAATCCAAATACACCGCTTACCACGGCCCATGTGTCACGTTGCCGTTTAAGGCGCTGTTCGGTTCGTTTGTTGCGTTTGATTTGTTCTGTCAATTCTTCTAATGAGGTCGAGGCTTCGTTCAATTTCGCTTCTTGCGTTGTCAAGAGATTGGAGGCTTTCGTTAATTCTTGCCCCTGTTTCTCGTTGATTGCTTTGAGCGCGTTCAATTCCTTCGTCCGTTCTTCGTTGATAATCTTCAATTCTGTTAATGCTGTTCCCTGCGTCGCGGTTAAGCTGTTGGCTTGCTGCAATGCTTTCTCGGAGTTGTTGATTGAGCTTTCTGCTTTCATCAAGTGCCCTTTGAGTTCGTTCCAACTGCTCACGGGTACGCTGATAGTCGGCTCTTGTGTCGAGGTACCCTCCGATGAGGCTGCATGCGAAATAGATGGAAATAATGCTAAGCACACCACAAATAACACGCTTAAGAGTAAACGCAGATATAACTTTGTTCTTGATAGTTTCATACATGGTAACTCCTTCCTAAATTGTACTACCCCACTGAGCACCCCACCATCGAGCGGTGCCACGTAACCAGTCACCACCACTCCATCGTTCGTCGCCCTCATGGCACACCAAGAGGTCCCATCGGTCAACGTTGGAGTCTGGGCCGTACGTATTATTTGGATAGCCCGTCGGATCTAAATAATAGAGGTCCAATCCGTCCCGATTATCTGCTGCTTCGGCGTGCGTCATCTGATGTTGTAGGTCAAGTGGCACACCTGCATTAATAGTAAGCACCGCCATAATTTGTGTCATAGTGGCCAACTGTTCTTTTGTTGGTGGTTCACTGCCTAGATTATTTTCACTGACTGCATCCCAACATGCCTCAATAGCTATGCCTACGGTGTTACTATTCCGCATGTAGGTGTGTTCCTTATAATCTGTTAAGGCTTCCATATCGGTCCACATTGTACCGTCTCGGTCGATATTGATATGGTAGTCCTTGAAGTGTTTACCGCCTTTGACACCTGTCCAATGCAGGTAGGCCTTTTCAATTTGGCCATATGCATTTAGCGCTAGGTCTTTTAATTCGTCCATTGTAATTTGTCGAAACATTTATTTCCCCCTCTCGTCATGGTTAACGTCATCTGCTAACTGTTGTATGCCCTGTCGATTCATTGGTATTGTATTCGATTCCTCAAGCTTATCCGGGATACCATTATTATCCCTATCAACGCTAAGCCATAATAATCCTGTGAGTGATACTATCACGCCCGGAGCTCCAAACATATGGTCAATTAAGAATGCTCCCATTGTTATGATCTTATCGTTTGCGCTAGATATTTCTCCTAAATAAAATGAAATTGCATAAGCCATGGTTGCCAATATAATTGGCGTTAACATAATAAGTATGAGTATTCTCGCACCCCATACTAAAGTAGGGTGGACTTTCGCCACCCTTACAGATTGATATGATTTTTTTAATGAATTAATGAGCTTTGGCGGTATGTTCATGAAGCTCCCCCTTTAACTCATTTAATTGTGATTCCATTCCGTTAACCCTTGTAGCTAGTTTCACATGTTCCGTGAAGGCCTTAACACGTTCTTCCCTCGATAGCTTGATTTCATTCTTTAAATCGTTAAGGGTTTCTGTAAGTACCCCCATTTTTTCTTGGAATACAAGTGTATCTTGTAAGTGCTGTAAATCACGCTTTTCTAACAGCGGAAGTACCAATACTTTATAGGTAAGGCCTGCGACTATACTAACTATAGTTAGCGTTGTTAGTATGTCGTTAAGTTCAAATTTCCATGTCCACATAATTATCCCCTTACTAAATAAAGCATTATACTAGTTTCCAAACATTATTATATATGTCCCATTTTTTAGTAGAGTCATGGTTATAAACCTCTAACCCAATTTTGTGTAAAGAAATATCACTAGGTGGGACAGATTCATCTGCCACTATAATTTTATTAATACCATACTTATTACCATAAACATCACTTAAGTTTAAGTTACTATCTTTCCACACAAAGCTAGGGATATTTAAAACCAAAATACTAGAAGCGGTAAAGGCTTGGCTGTCAATTTCTGTAGCCTTAGGCAATGTGACTACAGAATATTCACAGCCTACAAAAGCTTCTGCGCCCACTTTAACTACATTAGGGCAAGTTAATTCTCCTTCTAAATCAGATTTTCCGTAGAACTGTTTAGGCAAAATTTCGGTAGCAGTTGCTGCATCAAAAGTAGGTGCAGGGTTCGGACCTGGTTGTGGTTGAGGTGGTTGATTCTTATTTGCTAAATTGTTAATAATCCCAACAATCTCACTATCAGAATAGCCTTTACTATATGCACCTTTTACCGCATCAAGGATATATCCATAAGTACTAGCTGGTTCAATGCTGTTGATTTCTTCAGCAAATTTGAATAATTTACCCTCAGATGTTATGCCCTTAGATTGAATGGCGTCTCTAATTTGAGTGATATGTCCACCAAATTTATCCAATTCACCCATTAAATCATTAATAATTGCTTGTTTTGGTCTTACCATTGTTAATTTCCTCCGTTGATTTTTCGTAACTCAATAATGATTTGTTCGAGCTCATCTTTAACCATGAACTCACTAGTGTCAGGTGCAGGACCTGTTAACCCTATAGGTCCAGGCGGCCCCGCATCGCCTTTTGGGCCTCTCATTTTAATAAGTTGAGTATGGCCTTCAATGACCACTGTATCCCCTTCACCTGCGTAAATGTTAATATCATCCATATTATTTACCTCTATTGCTGACGCCTTCAAGAATGGTTAATTGACCTTTAACGAGGCATTTAACAGGTCTACCGTCTGCCCAAACAAATAAATCCCACACATACCTGCCGACATTCAACTCTTTTGTATCCAAAGAAAGGATAATTCTACAGCGTTCACCTGCTGCTAAATTATCCTTTGATACTGTGATATTAAATTTGGCTTCGTAGTGATCATCTTGAACAAACTTTCTTACACAGGAAAACAAATCCTCCGGCTCTACTTCGCCATTATATCCAATCGTTAAGGTGATGAACTCGCCCTTAATAGCTGATAGATTATGCTTGACCGGCGTCATTATCTTCACCAACTTCTAAATCCATTAGATCATTATGAATACAACCTTCTGTTGGGCAGGTGCCATCATTATTTAAAGTAGCCCAACAGTATTCACAGAAATGCATTACTGGGACATCGCTTTTAATATCTGCCATAGTTATTTCACCGCCTTAATCTTAGCAATCATTTCAGTATTAATCTTTTTAAATTGTTCTTGCAAATCGCTTATGTCGCCGTTTGCTAGGCGTCTACGTATTAACGCCTGGTCCAGTGCTTCAAAACGACGGTTATAATAAGAACGAATCTCCGCAATCTTTTCAGCTTTTGTTAACTCATGAACTAGAGCAGATACAAATTGACCACCTACATACAATTTACCTTTCATGAATTCATCTAGCATACCATCACCATCTGCTGAGTAAATATAGTCAGCTGCATCAGGATAGTCCTGTTTAGCAGTTGCCAGTAATTCATCTTGCGTTACGGTGTTATCAACAAATGAAGTAATGCGTTTACCTTGTGTATCTAGTACAAATACATATTGATTCATCTTTAGCCCTCCTTATGCTTTACCGATACAAACCCATGTGAAGTTGCCAGTATTACCACGATTAGTTAAAAAGCGAATTGAAGTTCTATTGTTAGCAGAATAACCACTATTCCAACCTATAAAGTATTCATCACCACGAGTAGTAACGTCAGACAAATCATCTGTAGCTATTGCGATTAGTACGTTGCAATTAATAGGCAATACAACGTCCTTATAAGTATTTTGATTTTCAAACCAAGTTAAACCCCATTGGATAATAAAGCCGTTGGCAAATTTCACATATCCATTATTACGATCAAGCTTAGATGCTACGATAGCGCCTTGTCCTAATAAGTTTTTAATTGTAACAAGCGTACTTGCCGGTGAGTCTTTCCAGTTATCACTACCAAGGATTGCTTTAATTTGGTCTGTGATAGGAGTGTGTGCGCTCGTGTCACGGTTATGAGCATCTAGCGCGCCTCTTGTAAGATATGCCGCGTCAATCTTCTTAACAGTTACATTTGTAGAATTGCCAATTACAACATCTAAGGAGAATGCTTTAGAATTGATTGGTGTCTCCTTGGACGGAATATAGGATGCGTAGTTGCCGCCGTTACTATATGCAATTAATTTAGCAGCGGAATCAGATTCTCCTTCTAAATTAGCATATACGCCTAATTCTCTAGCAAAGAATCCATTAGTTACCGTGCTATTGCCTACCGCAAATTCAATTCTAAATTGACCATCTCCTACGAATTCACCGTTAGAGGTAAACGGGCACTCCAATTTTGGAGCTATTACAGATGTCATAGTATCGATATTCTGATTATTAAGCTGACCGTCGCCCGTAACCAGTTTAATGTATTGCAACTTCTTGCCTGTTGCTTGTGATCGTGCAATTAACTCACGTCCGTAATTGGTTAATCGTGTATTTGGATAAATTGAAGCCATATAATCTCCTTATACTTTAATTGTTTCGAATACATCGAAACTCATACCTATATTAATTTCTGAGTTTGCCTTGAAATCAAATTCATCTAATGCTGCCCCGACATGAAATGACTCATATATATCGGAGGTAACACCGATATATATTTCGCCATTAAATTGAGTAGTGCTTTTAGTTTTGATGATTAAGTTCTTAGGAATTAAAGGCTCGACATAATCAATAATATTGTTTAATTGTGTCTCAAAGCCATCTACTACGTCTAGCCAGTACTCATACCTATCAGGTACAACAGAGTGCTCTACTACGTGATTACCGAATTTAAAATTGAGCATTTCTTGCACTTTAGGCATAGTAAAAGGGCGCTGACCTATTAATACCGATAGTATTTCGCTTCTGCGCCCTTCTGTATCTGTCAAATCAGGAGGATTAATACCTAATATTTGCTCCCAAGCAGCGAGACCGTAATCTGCAGCGGTATATATGTATTCCTCCTTAAAGATATCTAACATAATATCCCATAGTAGTTGTAGTTCAGCCGATTCTACTCGATACACTTCTTGGATATCCCGTGAATCTCGAGTTAACGGAACGGCGAATTGCGAGATATCAATATCTCGCTTAAAAATGCCGAAATCTGTAATCATACTGCCACCAAAGTAATCGTCCCTAATACTGGGATTTGATTATCCTTTAATTCTAATTTTGATATAGAGGCACCGTTTACGGTAATTCTACCCACATCAAGAACGTTTGGAAGTTCAACCATCAAAGCTGTTACCAGGCTAGACCGAAGAATAACATGATCCTTCTCGTCTTGATTACACCATTCTTTAGCGCGAATAAGTAATCGTTGCTTGATAGCGTTTTCTGCAAGTGTTTGAATTTTGTTAATTGTGTGCCCGCTCATCATAGTTACTTCAATTCGGTAGTTGACAGTTACAGGCTCAGCCTTTTCGATTGTTACAGTATGACCGATAGGAGCGAGCCCATAGCCTTTGCCTTTTGGTGCAGGGTCTATAACGTTCTCTACTTCCTTAATCAGTTCATCTGATGCAGGCTTGTAGTCACTATTTAAAACGACTAACTTAACTGTACCGCCACCATTCCAGCAGCGGTATACTTTAACGCCCCCTACACCAGGGATAGCTAATACCTTCTCTTTGTAATCAGCACCATTGCCGCCATAAGCTTTTGATTTTAAAGCATCAAAGTATCGTTTTCTAAACACTTCTGTGTCTTCTTCATCTTCACCCGGCGTGATATTCTTCAATATCTTAGCGGAGGTAAGGCCATTAATACCTTGTATTGGCGTAATATCACCTGTAGTCGCATTAGGAGTGCGTCCGTACTGTTCACATTTGAGCTTATACTTATGTTCCGTGTCGTCGATTAACTCTGTTACAACAAAGTTGTATTCGTTGTAATTAAACCTGGAGCCAATCGGTACCTCCATATTGAACTGCGCTTCAAATTCGCCTTGCGTTGCTGGTTCCGGGTAAATATTAAACTCTGCTGCACGAAGTATCAAGAATTCACGGTCTGCCGTAGTGGCAAACGCTTGTTTTAAAATAACATCTGCTAGGATATAGAGTTCTGCAAACTCCACGCTTGCTGGAGCTGTAGCATCGTATATAACACTACCTTCGCGCCGATCGAATTCATCTTTAACTCTATCAAGCATTCGTTTTTCAATTCGATTGGCCGTCATATGCTCATACAATACCTTTCACCCCTTTCTTGATTTTTTGTAGCGTACCGTAGATGGTATCTACATCAAATTCAACCATGACGTCACCACCTTCGTGGCTAAAATCAAAGTTATATACTTTAGTTATTCTATCGTCATTCAGTAAAGCCTCTTCTATGCGTCGCTGTAACTCAGCGTACACATACGGAATCGGCTGGCCGAATAAGTCTTGTAGTTCGATGCCGTAATTCCAACTGTAAATAATATATTGGTATCGCTCCGTATTGATGATTTTATAAATTGCTTGCTCCATAGCTCGCAACTTATCTGCATAGCCCCTAATTTGGCTATTCGTTCTAAAATCAACATCATACGTATGCGACGGCTCAATATAATTCACTGTGTCAGGAATAAGAGCATCGTTATTTTGTTTTGGTAATAGTAAATTATCTGCCATTACTTAGTCGTGCACCCCCTGTTCGGGTTATACCAACGGTCTAACGCTATGTAACGCTGCCCGCCTGTTTCCTTCAGCATAATGACTTTGTCGCCCATTACTAATTGGTTATGAACGAGATACTTCTTACGCCCTACGTAATCGTGGTTATGGCTAGCAAATTCAGCCATGCCTCCGCCACCTGCGCGGTTTTCTGTAACATGATCAACGCTCATCTCCATAGTCCATTCACAGGTGTTTTTGGTAAGAATAATATTCTCTTCAGGTACGGTTAGTTTAGGGTCAATCTTAATAGCGAGCGGTGATACACTGACAACTTCGCCGACGATTACTTCCATAGGTTCGCCATTCGATATAACGGTGCTCGCTATTTCTTTAATCGTGTTAACGATTTTCATGTACTCGCTATCCATTATTTAGCCCCCATTCGAATAATCTTAGTTGGCGCCTCGTCATTATGCCATGCATAATTTGCGTTGCCATATTTCATAGCATAGCCACGCTTAGATGAGTTACCAAAGCACCCGCCTGCGCCATCGGCAATAACAACGTGTTCATCATTACCATAAATCAACAAATCGCCTTTATTAGCGTACCCGTTGAATTGTTCCGTTGTATAGCCTTTAGCCTCGAGATTTTGACGAAGTGTATCCACCCTTGCCGTGCCTTTGTTGTACTCATCTTTCAAATCCGAATTGTACCAGGACCCGGTAGCGCATACCGTATCAGCGCAACCTTGGCTACCATACTGAGATACTCGGCCGTCATTGGCGCTGAATGCGGTATCGACTTGTCCCGCTGTACCTCCTGCCCCAGTAGTGACTGCAGTACCTTTGGCTTTCTTGGCGGCTTCAATCTTCTTAACCGCTTCGGCATCTTCGTCTTTCGCAACTTCATAAGCTGCGTCATTATCAACGTATCGTAAATCTAAATCCATTCCGTGAAATCCTGTTTTAAACGTATGAGTAACAGATGTTACCATCATGTAATTATTAACAATCATATCGCCAAAGTTTCGATTGATGTACACCAAGGATCCACCGCGCACACGCACATCACCAATGACATTTTTCAACTTAATCTCACGGCTTTTCTTGTTTTTGTGAGCCATGATTGCCTTGGCTTGCGCTGCTGCATTGACATCCTTCTCTTTAGGAATGAGCAGATACTGTAATCTGCCCCATTTCTCGATATTCTTATCGTCCTTAGCTATGAATGTGTTCTCCAATTTACTTGATGCACCATTTGGGACTGTACGGACGATTTTTACATAGTTGTATGTTTCCTTGTCTATGGAGGTCGTATACTGCACATCTTCCATACACTCATCATCGATGTAAATATCGGTTTTCATAGTTTCAAACGACGCTAGCCGTAACTCGCCCGCATCATCGTACAAATGGTAGAACGCATGATTAGGCGTGAATATGGCCGTTTTATCGAGTAATTGGCATATCATTTCTTGCAATGACTTATCTTTGAATATGGTTTGCGGTTTCTCAGGAGTTTTCCATACGGTGTCGTCCATATAACCACATTTCAAACCAAAGTCATCTGCCACCATTTTGATAAACTCAGTCGCAGTCATAGCTCCGATAACATAACAGTCTTTGTTCTTAAGATAACGTATCTGATCATAGCAAGTAACCGAAATAGAATTCTTGCCGTCTCGTTGTTTCTCAAATACGTACCCAAAGAATACCGCCCCTCCGTTTAAAGTGAATTTGACGGTATCGCCTTCTTCAAAATTGAGGTTAGGGTCTTTAGGTACTTTGAACGTCATCTTACTTGGAACACAGTCAACTGCTCTCGTAATTTGTACGCCGTCCTCCGATTCTACAAGCCATAAATCACCAGTACTTTTATTTCTGATGGTTAGCTCATAATAAAGTTGAGTTGGCATTGGTAACGGAACGATAGTGCCATTGATTTGAGATTTTTCGACTGTTTTCTTATCATCTATAGCCATTCGTTATTACCCTCTCGTTTAAGTTGGATAACTTGGCCAACTCCCAAGATAGCCGGTACAGCGATTTTGTTAAGTGCTGCAATTTGGAATAGGTTATCCGTATTGCCTAATTGCTTCTTAACAATTTGTTGTAAAGTCTGCCCTTTGGATACCTTAGCAGTAGATGCAGCCACCTTGCCGTCCGTTGGTCTGTCCGACTTAACGCTACCTTTTGCAGTACCGTCCTTATCGGTTTTTACTTCAATCCGTTTAGCGCCCCAATCTTTCCATTGTTTCAACGCTACGTTAGCATAAGAATCAAAGCCGTTATCCGCATCTTCTTCTATGACGTAGTTTTCAAGCGTACACTTCATGTTAGTCATAGCTAGCATCTGTCCGCCTGGTTTCATTCGAACTACGATAAATTGGAAGATCGTCTTTGTAGTTTTGAGTTTTTCGAGTTCATCGATATAGTACTTAGCCTTCTTAGACTTAAAGAGCAAGGACTCATTAAATGGATAATCAGAGTTAGGCAACAAGAACTTAAAAGCAAGGTCAGTAAGCCCTGCAGGTTTAATAACGTTAACTTCGCCTTTCCCCAATAGTTCCATTGTTTCGTTCTTGCCGTTGATAGTAGTGGTTAATTCTTTAGGGGGAATCGGTATCTGCATCGCCCCCATATAGAAGTAATACATTTAGATTCCCTCCCTTTGAATTGCAAATGCATCTTTCAAGCCTTTCGAGATTTGACTTGTGAAGCCATCTAGGTCAGTGCCGTTATTGATTTCCACATCGTTATTCATTTGGATGTGAATTACATTAGCATCTTGCCATTTCTTCAAGGACTTATCGATAGCACTTTCACGGAGTGCCTTGATTTCCTCATTTGTCATGTCGATAGACTTGGCAATCTTGCCCGTGTTCTTGGCAGTCTTACCTGTGTTTTTCTTAGTCTTATCGGCCGCATCATGAGCAGCACCTGGAGTAATTTTGCTAGTGTCAAACTCTTGAGGAGTTTTAACACCAGGCATGTTAGGCATTAAATCACCAAGGCTAAGGTTAGCCCCAATGTTATAGCCCTCGCCGAAAGCTCCAGTAACACTAGAATAATCCATCTTACCCATGACAGTGGTTTCACCGCCGGCAATCTCGAAGCGTTCTAATACACCAGTAGACCCTCCTACTTTATCGATATTTACACCAGGGATTTTATTAATCGCATCGATAATATCGTTAATCCGGGCTTTTACGAATTGCCAAATTCCGTTCCATATGTCGATAAACAAGTTAGCGACTGCATGTAATGGGTCTTTAAATACGTTGGCCAAGAAATTAACAAATGCTGCGATAATGTTCCACCCCAATGCAAACACATTGAAAATAGCGGAACCAAACGCCCAAAAGGCACCAACTACGATTCCTAGCACGCTGATATTCGCATCACAGAAATAGTTAATAGCTTCTACGGCTAAGTAGATTACGACTATAACTGCAACAATTAAACCGATTACCCATGTTAACGGACACGCATATAATGCGGCGTTCAATCCTTCTTGAGCTACAATCATTGCCAAAAGGGCAGCAGTTTCAGCCCAGTCTGCTACGGCCTTAATCGCCATAGCACCTGCAGCAATAATTGTTCTGACTGCAGCTATTCCTGTTTTAACTGCGTAGTAAGCCATAACACCACCCAGTATTATCATTGCTGTATACATGATAGACGAGTGTTGTCTAACAAAGTTTGATAACGTATTAAACGCCCATACTGCGGTATTAATCGTTTCGCCGATAACACCTACGAGCCAATAGAATACCGGTGCTACTGTTTGGATAGCTCCTGTTACGTTGTCCACTAACTCACGGACACCCTCACTATTAGCAAGGTCGGATATTCGTTGGAACACAGGCTCGAACGCCCGAATAGCTTTATTCTTAATCGACTGCATATGATCGCCCCAAGTTTTAGGAAGCGATTCAAACTGCTTTTCAATCTCAGGCAAGTTATTCATAATAGCGTTTTTAATTACTTCAGCGGTAATCTTTCCTTCAGAGGCTAGCTTCTTAAGTTCGCCACGGGATACACCCATAGATTTAGCAATGATGTTTTCAATCATAGGCGCGTTTTCAGCAATAGACCTGAATTCGTCACCTTGTAATTGCCCACTGGCCAAACTTTGCGTTAACTGAAGCATGGCGTTCTTTTGTGCTTCTTTCGATGCACCGCCAATAGCGAATACCTTTTGGATGCCTTCCATGAATTCTACGGCTTTTCTTGGGTCCGGGAACGCATCATGCGCGGATTGAGATACCTGGATTACGGCGTCTGCCATTTCCAAATACCCGCCTCTTGCACGCTGTGCGGATTCAAATATCTGCTTGTTCAGATAAATGGCATTTTCCTGGCTTCCGGCTACCAATTTAAGGCGAGCTTGCACCTGTGCCCATTCTGTAGCAGTATCTTGAATCGATTCGATAGCACCTTTTATAGCGCCAATCCCATTCATCACAGTACTAGCCAACAGGTTGCCAGCAAAGCTGTTCATGATTCCACCCATGCTAGCTTTCAGCGTTTCACTAGCACTCGATACGCCGTTCATCTTATTATGTAGCGTATTCATGGATTGATAGGCCTTAGTTGTTGCATTTGCGGCTGCGTTCATAGCATTAGGAATATTAGTAGAGAGGCTTATATAGTTAGAAAGTGTAGCCATTCATTACCCCCTTTTTGCCTTATTCATTTCTTCTTGCTCATCTTTAGCATGTTGCTGAATAAAGGCAATTACTACAGCCTTTTCATTCATGTCCATATCCGCAAAAACAGAAGGTCGCATATGGTATTTAACAAATGCCAGATATGCGAACATCGTTTCTGTTTCATTGGATTCTAGGAGTTTTTTACTTCTTTTACCTTGTCTTCCATGCCGACATCATAGCCTTGGGCTTCTGTTACTGCTGCCAAAAGGTCAGCATATTCACCTGGTGTGAGTATTGCTTTTACTAGCTCAACCGGTTCGGTAACGCCCCAGCTATCTTGAAGTTCCGCATCATAAAGATTAGGATACGTGATTGCCTTAGATAGCACATCTTCGTTGTATGCAGTTGCGTCGAAACGTTCTTCAGATTGACGAGTGATGCGGTCAGTAATACGCTTAGTGTATTTTTTACGCATTCTTTCTGTTTCTTCAGTAGCTAGTGTTTTAATTTTCCATGCTACTGGCTCACCATTCACTTTGATACGCTTAGATGCTACGTATTCAGTCTCATTGACTACATCAACGTTTTGTTTAAGAAATGCGCTTAAATTTTCAGCCATTGTAAAAACCTCCTATAAAAAAGGGAGCAAGCACTAGGCTTGCATCCCATCTAATTCATTAAAGTGTTGAACATATTTAACACCTTCATAAGTGAAATTATGTTCTTGCTCAATATATTTACCATCAGCATCGAATTCTGCTGCCGTTAATTCATCAAGGTTTACGCCTTTTAAAATAACGGAACGTCGACCAGCTTTAGAAGTTGGATCATGGTTAACTACTTGCATGTCAAAGTAAGTATCAACACCAGTCTTTAAGTATTTTTCAACCATTTTGTCGAACAATGCTGTGTTGTGGTAAATCGTTAAGCTACCACTATATTCAACAGAAGTGGACTTATTCCCGGCACCAATGCGGCCCAAAATAGCCACTTTTTCTTTGTTCTTTTTGATTTTTGCACTGAGTTTCTTAGCTTGGAACAGTAAGTATCTGTTACCGTTCTCCACCATATAGCAAGATGCTAATTTAGAGGAAACAACGTCAGCTGCATCCATCGTTTTCAATGCATCTAAAATTTCATTTTCCATACGTTATCCTCCTAGGCTACTACAACAGTCATGTACAATTTTTCCATAGCCACAGTTGGCTGTAGTTGTACGTTAACCAATACATCTTCCTTGTTATCACCTTGCGTAGGTACTGGGATGTCTTTATCATCGAAGTTTTGGATAGCTCGTACTTTTTGGTACTGTTCAGCAAGGTATACAAGGTCACCCCATAAGGACTCACGACCGGCTTGGTCATTAGGGGATTTATCAAGATGTGTTTTATTAAACAATCTAGCGCCGTCAACTGCCCAGTTATCCAATACACGAATGACTTGGTTAAGGGAGAAATCACGGCTTTTTGCTTTACTGAATTCAGTAAATGTATTAATGTCTTTCAATACACGAACGTCGCCTTGAATATTACCGCCAACAGAGTCAGTAACATTGTGGAACATAAACATGCCGTCTTTAATAGCTTGTTCAAGTTCGAACTGTTTGTATTTAACGTTTACTGTGTATTCACCATCATAGATCATGTTGCCCACTGTCGCGTTGATATTACAAGATGCTTCTTGACCTAATGTCCAATATACCAAGGATCCTTTTTCGGCGCCTTCATCGGTTACGTCATTAAGGATAGAAATAACACCTTCATAGTTGACTTTAGTTTTGCCATGAATAACTAATTGGAATTTAGCGCCGCTTTGTTCACGACAACGCTTAGTAAACGCAATAAACAAGTTTTTAATTGTGTCATCCGCGCCAGCGTAGCCCAATGTGTTGAAGTAGTAAGGTTCCAGCATATCGATACCGTCTTGGTAGTTCTTAACGGTAATTGCGGATCCGTTTGTACCACCGGATAATGCCGTATAAGCTGTAGCAGTTAATGCGCCAGTTTTAGTGAACACGATGTAATCGTTATCTTGTAATTCTGTTGCATCTTTCAAGTTCTTTTGAGTATCTACTACTTTACGAACATCGCCTGTAGTGAGGTAAGTAGTTACTATAAATTTACCTGTGTTATCTGGATCAGCTTGAACAGATACACCTAAATCGTTACCACGAATACCCTTGTATTTAGCTTTGCCGATTGTACTTGTAGCTTGCGCACCATCAGAATTTAAGCGGTAGAAGTAACCTGTTTTCAAGCCACGGAACAAATCACGTAAACCCTTCATTTTGTCATGGCCGTAGTCATAACCAAAGTATTTTTGGCAATCCTTTTGGAATGTGTCGTTATCCACACGGAATACTTCACCACTTGGGCCCCAATCAAAGGAGAGCATCATCGCACCATATCCACGGTCAGATACTTCTGCATATGCTCGGTCTTTAGATACAAAGTTAATATAAGTACCTGGCAATACTTTATTGTGGAATAAGAATGTGCCACCACCTAATGCCATATTTCACTAACCTTTCACAGGCGTTGTTAATGCCTGATTTAAAATTTTATCAATATCGCTTTCCGTATACATTTCATCCTCATTAAGAAGGCAAGTGAGTAAATCACGATACCGTCTGTATTTGTCAGATGCAATGATAGCGTAAGCATCAAATTGTTGTTCAGTCGTTACCTCGACTGTTTCTTTTTCATCTGCCATCTTTTACCCTTTCTGTTAGTTCCATGTGCTTCATACGTTCGATAGGTTTGGCCACTTTCCGTAGTATGTTCTCATACGTTACGAAGAAGTGCAGCACGCCATCTGAAATCTTATATTTTATTCCGGCCCCCATAATCGTACGTTCCCCAACTTGTACAAATTCAAGCATTTGGTACAGTACACTAGGAATATCAATGAGTTTTCGCGTATCAGTAACCACATCAAGATTATTGGCGTAATACATGATGTCTAAATCCAAAGAGCTATTATACAGCTCCCCTACATGCCTACCCATACTAGGTTCAATCACCTTAATATAAGCACATGGGAATGTCATATTATTCTCTTTGAACTCAAGGTATATTGGCGCGTTTAATGCCTTATGTACCGTTTTAGATACGGCTGTTAATACATCAGAATCCACCATGTTCTTCAATCCATTTCTTTAATGTAATTTCCATAATACGTTTAGCATTCTTGCTGACTACCTTTTCTGCCTTTTCGTGCATGTACGCACCGTCTACCCAAGGCTTTTTCAATTTGCCGCCCTGCATTACGCCGCCTTTAGATTGCCCAAGCCACGGCAAAAATCTGCCAACTTCTTGCCGATGTCCATCATTAAGAAATGAGGCGTAAGAGGATGTGTTAAACACCCTAATCCGTCCGGTTCTATCGTCCAGTCGATATCTACCAACACTCCACGATTGGCGGGTATGCTCACTATCAAAGTACTTTGTTTCTACTTTGCCGTTTTGCATGAATTTAACAGATCGCTTTCCAACAGGAGTATTCAGTTTGGCTTCTCGTACATACACACCAGACAATTCCTTCAAAACTTGTTTATTGAATTTTTGAAGATTCCCTGATTGACTTAATTTGACTAAACTACTATTAAATGCAGCAAATTCTTTTAGATCAAATTCAACACCCATATCAATGCACCTCTAAATTTTCGAGCTGCACCTCTTGGTGGGTATCGTATTGTGCCGGAATCGAAGCACTGCGAAAAAACTGTCTTGTATTTCGTCCTACGAGCTCGATTCTAGCTCCTTTTGGTATGACTATATCCGGAGCGATGAAAAGTACCGTAATGGTGCTAAATTTCGAAATTTCAGCGATTTGACCTGTAGAGAGAGTTTTATAGCTGATTCTACAAGGAAATGGACCCTCACGCCTGGATGTTTTATTCATAATACCAGTGTTAGGGTCCATCGCATCGATTTCAGAAATAACATAACAAGTACAATCATACAAACGTTCTAATTGACGTCTAGCAAGATTTACCATCTTAGCTGTCGGAAGCATGCTAAGTCACCCCTTCCGTACCCACTCAAAGTAGTAGCTAGCTCTTGGAGTCTAGTCGCTTTATCAGATCCTTTGAATTGGACTTCAGTATCACCCATTTTAATTGAACTTGCCATCTCCCCATCAGCTTCAATCAATTTATTTTTGTTTGTCGTGATATAGCTACCAATTACACGATATACGAGAACGTGCTGTAATTCGCTAGGTAGTTCAACCTGATTAATATCATTGAGGATATGTTGCGTTTCCGCATTAATCACATACTCAATGATATTTATATCAGAAATTGCATCATACCCAAGCCACGATTCAAGGAGCTGTAAAACCATCTCTTTCGTGGTCATTGTGATCACCTACTATTTTTTAAACGTAGCTTTTACGACCTTGGATTGGTTAGTCAATGCAACAACGTAATGTTCATTAGCAACGATTTTATCCAAACCTTTTTCAGGAACACGATCAGCTTCAATCATAACGTCGCGTTTGATGTAAATTGTTACTGCAGGTAATACAGGTGTACCATCTTCAACTTCTGCAGTTACGCCAACGATGAAGTTGTCGATAGTTGCGCCAGTATCATTGATACGGCGAGATGTTACAACACGACAGCCTGCAATCATACCGATTTCACCAGTCATCATAACGTCATTACCGTATTTTGTTTTGTCGATGAAGTCAGGGTCTTTACGAAGTGTGGAAATTTGAGAAGGTGCTACGAACAAATATTTTTCTACGTAGTCTTCTTCGTTTAATTTGTCTACTGCGTTAACTACGCCAGCGTAGGAGATAGTTTTTGTATCAGTTATAGTAAGAGTCGCACCACCGAGGGCTGTTACTACGTCTTGGTCGATTTTGGAAGCCAAGGACAAACGCAATTGATGAGTAGCTTCGCCTACTGGGTCGCCATAACCGGACAATTTAGCTTCATCTGTGATATCTACGCGTTTCATTGCTTTTTTAACAGTAGCTTTAGCGACGGATGTGGACATTTGAGTTGCAGATACTTCTACGCCTTCTGCGATATCTTCCGCATCGCCAATGTAGCCCCATGCAGGAATGGTGATTTCATTTCCTGGTGCACCAGCCAAAGTGTCATCAATTTTAGCAATCGGTGTAAATTTAATTGCTTTTGGCAAGCCAGCAGACACCATGTCAGCCATAACTTGCGGATTAATTATATTAGCCGTTTTAGTCGGGCCATCTGCGAATGTTTGCAAATCAAAAGAGAATTGTTTATTCATTAGTGTTTCCTCCTGTTAATGAATTATAAAGTTCAATATCTTTGGAATATAACTCCGCTCGTTGAGAATATGTCATTTTTGCGAAGTCTTCTTTGGTTACTGTACCGCCCGTAGACTTTCCACCAGGATTGCCTGGTGCTACGCCTTTAGGACCAGACGTTTCTCCAAATAAATAAGGATTAGCTTTCGCGACTTCAGCAAGTTGTTCATCTAATCCTTTAATTTTGCCGTCCTTTACTTTTACATCTTTTAAATCCAATAGAGCTCGGACTGCAACGTTATTTTTAGCTTTTGCGTTTGATAATGCTACGTTCACAATATTGTCGATTTCAAGTTGTGCGATTTTACCCTCGTATTCAGCTTTACGAGATTCCGCATCTGCTTTCATCGTTTCAATTTGTTTCGCAAGCTCCGCATTATCTGCATTAGATTTTTTGAGGTTGTCGATTTCGCCATTAAGAGTCGTTAATTCACCTTTAACGGATTTAAGCTCCTCATTCTTAGAATTAAATTGATCCTTAGAAACATAATTCTTGCCGTAGTCCTCGACGACTTTAGCGGACTGTTCCTCAGTTAATCCTAATGCTAATAATTCTTCCTTAGTCATAGTGACCTCCTTAAATAAAATACCCATTTCGCTTTATTTTCGTGAGCTACACCTCACGTCTACGGTCTTGTTAGTTATCGCCCAACAATACTAAAATGGCAATAAAAAAGTAGCTTTCCGCTGCTAATTAATGTATTCTTTTTCCCATTCATCGTACGTGATAGCTCCGTCAAAATCGGTACTATTGCCATTCTGATTTCGCCCTGTACGTGTTTCGCCTTCGAGCTCAGGGATATATGGGATTGTTGTGGACCGGCAATAGCAATGAAACGGAGGAACGGTAACGCCTGGTTTAGCGTCAACGACTCGGACACGTTTACGATCCATGTGTCTGCAGATAGATGAAGTATGGCTGTCTAGTGTAGCCAGTATTTCCAGCTCCTCTACATCCAGGTCTTTCATGCTATCCAGAAACCCTTGCTCGTGCACTCGTGCCGTCTCTGTTTCAATTAACCGCTTAGCGTTACTGTACGATGTTTTCATCCGCTTATGCAGATTATCAGCCATCGTGTCCGCCCCTTGCCCGATAATAAAGGCTTGCGTGAAATCATTCTGTAAATTAGCGACTAACTTACTTGTATCGCCCCAAATCCTACTACTGAAATCCTTGCCATCGCTCGCCCATTGACTGTGAACTACACTTTCAACGCGTTTACTATCAATCGTATTAATAGGTGAGTACTCTCCGCGTTGCGTCTGCACTGTGTATGCGGACTTGTACGCAGAGGATTGATAGACATCTTTCAATAAGTCATTAATAGAAATGCTCTGCTTTTGAGCCAGTATTTCAAGCTCATGAATCACATTGATATATAGCATTTGCTCACGGCTTAATCGTTCACGAATGGATGCATTTGATAGCATTTGTTGGTGTTCTTCAGATACTCCTAGTTTCTTTGCCTCAGCCTTGAATTCAGCTAAGTCCATTTTAAATGCTTTCATTTCATAAGCGTTTAATAACTTTCTGGCTTCGGCTAGTTGAAGTCCGTTTTCTGTGGCGAACCGTCGATGCCAATCGTTGATAGCCTTTTCTATCCTGCGTAACGCCCTGGCGTAGTTAGCTTTGATTTCATCATCAGTGAGATTCGCTTTTTGAAACGATTCATCTAGTACTCGCTCATACCGTTTCTCCCAGTAATCATTCGCCATTTGCCTCACCGCCGTTCGGTACAACGAAATCTGCTGTTACTTCGGACTGCTCCTTTTTTACTTTCGCAAGCTCTTCCGCAGCATCTGTCGTCCACGGATGATTTGCGATGATGGTTTCATTGGATATGATACCAACGGAATTTTTACAATTATTAATGGTGTCGCCCTCGTTAATAGGTAAGTCACGATTGAAGATGAAGTCCACTTCTTCAACTGCATTTTGATTAGTTAAACCGCGATACGTGTTAACGAACCACATTAAATCATGCAAGCTAGATTTAAACTCCAATTCCATTTCATTGGCATCTAAATCAATATCGGAATACATGGACATAATATTCATTTGGTTAGGATTGTTTGACATGCGATCATCTTTAGCATCAAATCCTCGTCCATTTTCAATAATAGCCTTACGCAAAAGATTTATCAGTAGCTGATAGTTATCACTATCCACTTCGATTTTAAGTGCTTTTACATCACCATTGACGCCATCAACCGTGCGCACTTTAATAGCTCCATATGTGGCTAGATTTTGTCGAAATTCGGCAAGATTCTGCCCGTCATAGTTCTGCAAAATCAAGATTGTGCTGCGGATATCCTCTTCCATGTTATCTTGGAAGTTAGAAAGTAATCTATTTAGTGCATCTTGGAGTGATTTTACTTTGATAATAAGCGGTTGCTCGAATTCATTAGCTCGGAACATGATCAAAGGAATTCGTTTCCAGTTATATGGATTATCATCAATGGCAAAGTTAGCTGTGTTTGTTTTATCTGCATCAGGAATTAGTCGTTCCATATCCCAAACATAATATTGAATACCTGTTGGAGTGTAATACTCTACCTTATGTATAGTTTTAGTTTCCGCTCCGGTGTAGTATTCAATATCGTAAAGGTACAAGAATGCATCCAGTTGCGTGTGTTCCTCATCAGCCCAAAACGGTAACACCTGGTGCGGTTTCATCATTTTGAATTTAAGGGAGCCTTCAACACCAATATAGGGGTGAATATATGCCTTGCCAGCCATAGTGGCGAATTTCCCAACAGACTTTAATAGTCGTTGAAATTGAATGCCAAACAACTTATCTAATTCATCATCATCTACATTAATATCTAACGGCTTAGATAGTAAGTAATTAACCTTTTGGTCAACTAAATCATCAAATCGATTATCTACAATTTGATTATTAGGCACACCTTGTAATGCAAGTTGCTTGCCACCCTCACCAACAACATATCGTTGCTTAGTTAGAATGTCATGCTTCCCATTATAATAATCAATAGCAGTAACCATTGTTTTACGCTGCTCGCTAGCTAAAAAGTTACGAAGCTGCACTCGCAAGAATTCTCGCTCTGACATCGTAGCTGAACCTTTTATAATACGGTCCCATAGCTGAGATAGTATCAATCAAACGACCACCTTTCTACATTAATATCTTCCAAACCATACCGCATAGCATCCATAGCATGGTTATTTTCGTCCTCAGGTTTTCCTGTGTATTTCTCAAATCTATCTTTTGCCCATTGGTATGTGGATAACTCCCGCAGCACATTAACGCATCTTGGGTGAACAATTAATTTGTAATCTTGTATCCTCTGAATACCGTTTAATATGCTGTCCTTGCCCTTGCGTGCCCTGGTAATTCCTTTTAGCCCTGCTTGGTACAGTTCCTCAATGGATTTAGGCTCCGCACTATCGGCTCGAATCTTCTCTTTAGCGTAGCCCATATCAATAATACGAGATGCTAATTGTTGATTCGTAAGCCCTGTTTCGTACAGCTCATCAAATATATATATTTTCTTATTCATCATATCGACTAGCATGCATACTAGCGCTGTAGGGTCTACAGTGTAACCAAAATCAAGGCCAAACGCGGACTTGATACCAGTTTGACCTCTAATATAACCAACACTAAATTCTTGTTCTTTCCAGTTTTCATAAACCAGGCCTTCAACAATGCCCCAGTTACCTAAGCCGGCTACTTGGTACCGCTTAGGGTTCTTTTTCATTTCTTCAAAAAGTGCTAAATCTGACTCACTAAGAAATTCATTACACATGTAATTAGTGGTCAACGCCAGCACATTTGGACTAGGCTCATCAAAGAAACGTTTCTTTAACCAGTGCCTATCAGACCACGGGTTAAAAGTCAGAACTACTTGATGATACATCCCTTCAGGCAACTGTCCACGAATAGATTCATCAAGTTTGTTGAAGGCATCCTCGCTCATAATCTCGTAGGCTTCTTCTATCCAAAGCCTACACAACGCGCCAACTTCAACCGTGATAGATGTTACTTTCAATGGATCGTCAAGCCCACGGAACAGGATTTTTTGTCCAGTTGGAATGTAGGTGATTTCAAGTGGTGATACAGAACATTTAAAGTACTTCTCCACCTTTAATTGTCTCATCGCCCATTTAAGCTGTGCAAAGCAACTATCACGTAGGGTTCGCTCTGTCTTACGCACTACCAACCAATTAATAGCAGGGTTTTCCATTATCTCCACAATCACTTTTAACGATTGCGTAGACGACTTCTTGCTAGCACGACTGCCTTTGACTACTTTATAGCGGCCTTTGAACCTCCAAAATGCTCCATATCCTTTGCCGATGATATCGGGCAAATAGACCTTTTCACATTTAATCGGCAATATCATCACCGCCTACGATGATTACAGGTTGTACATCGATGGTTGTATCACCAGATAGAATTCGATGTCGTTTGGCCATAAGTTCAAGCGCCTTTAGTCTGGACCTTTCATCCGGAGGCTTATCCATGATACGAGCTGTTGACCATCCATCTCCCTGGCCTTCAATCACAACTGTCTTTTCGGTTGATAGTCCAAGTGCAATTCTTGTAAGCTCATATTCAACCTGTTTCGCTGTCATGATATTTTCGTCTAAATAAGCATCTCTAAGCTCGGCAACCCTTAATTTAATGTCATCATTAGTCATCAGACGACTACCTTGCATCTTAGCCGTTTTTTTAGAGTAACCAGTGCGAATAGCAGCCTGTGTCGCATTCATATCCTTGATGTACTCATGACAAAATTTTTCATGCCGTTTATTTTTTAATGCAGCCACTATCTCACCTCCTGGCTACTTCAATACACCTTTATTTTGTTTGTACTTACCACGGTCTTTATGCACCTTCGCCGTTTTAGTTTTGATTAAAGAATGTGAAGGTGCATACGATTTACACATATGATCAATATGAATACCATTTGCTTTGCACCAACCCTTAACATTGTTTAAGCATCTTCGCTTCTCACAATACACATCAGTCAATCGTATTCACCTCGCCTCCTTAAATTTGCATATAAAAAGACCACCTAACCGTTATAGATTAAGTGGTCTTTTCGTTTTAGTGTTCTAGGTATTCACTGTGTCGTTGAGAGAGATAGTATTTGTTTTCCTATTAACTCACACTATCATTATAAATTGTCAAGAATGACATGTCCATGACAGTTTTATGACAATTTTGTATTGAGCCCTATCACTCCCCAGAGAAGTACAGATAGTTCTTCTATTCCCCTTGCAACGTACCTATGAATAGTACGCACATCGGGCTTTTCAGGGAATGATTCAGCAATTTCTTCTAATGTTTCGCCATCGATATAATAACGTCGAACACATTCGCAGTATTTAAACTGTTTCTCACTGCATTTTTCCGCATAGATGTCAAGCATGTTATTAACGTGACGCATCATAAGCGCTGTTTTCTCTTTGCTTTTAACAATCGCGTTCACTCTAACGATACTATTATCGTCGAACATATCCGCCAATAATTCATTTAGCCATATATCCTCAGCTTGTGTCGAATCCGAGATAGCATTGTCTACATACGACTGCAGCTGACTGTAATGCTTTAATAACTTGATCGTGTTGTGTCGAAGTTTACGACCTAGTTGAGCATTTTCCTGCTTGGCTAATTCATAGTAAGTTTTGGTTGCCACCTCTGTGGCCAACTTAGTGATTTTCTCAATATCATATTTATTCAAATATGTTGCCCCCTTTTACAAGTAATTTTATGTTTTAGTCCGAATTTGTTTTTACCAACTTCATGAGAAATAACTAATATAATTAGTATTTACACCACAATAAGCCTACCTTCGCTATCAACAGGATAAGGTTTTGTTTCTAAAACTACATACCCTGTGTTTTCGTAACCATGTTTCTTTTCCCATTTGCAAAAGACCGTTGTTAATTCCTTGCTTAATTCATCGATATGTTCTTTCTTCACATCCGATAAATATTCATCCGACCACTCGATAATCTCATCGTCAATACAGTTATAAACGATGTCATCTATTATTTGGTTACCATCAATTTCAGGATTAAAGAAATTTGGATGTCCTACCTTTATAGGCCGTTCTCCAGGTTTATCTGGATTGCATTCAAAGTAATCATCAATTGCTCCTTGTAATGTATTTTGCGGTTCTCCCACATATCCATAGTCATCGCTCCAACACCATTTATTCTTATCTTCAATTAGCATAATATACCCCCCAATGTAGTCTCTACTAAATCGCATTCACTTTGGCTTGTATAGTATTCCCTAATTTCCAAGGCTTTATTACTATCGAGCTTATCTTCCATTTCATCGTAATCTTTCATGGTTATCCCCGCTCCCAACAACATTGCAACACTCCGCCAACTTACCGTTAAGCCATGGCGTGCAGGCATCTTTACTAAAAGCGCTCCACGAAGTTGTCCCTTCATTCCACGTGAAAATTTGCCCATGCTTAAATTTTGCAAAATATCGCCTTTGAGAAATTTCCGGACATTTATCCCAAACAATAACAGGCGTATCAACAGGCACTTTCGTCCAATCCACAACACCCAAATATTCAGCAACATCTATCAATTGGTTGCGTTCCTCAAAGCATGTGCATTTTACAGGCACACACGGAGAATACGCACGCAGATATTTTGTTTCATCTACGAAGAAAAATAGTGTTTCACCTTCAATTTCCGCTTTCCTATAACCGTAATCATACATTCTCTGGAATAGTTCATCTGTGAATTCTTTATTATTCATACGATCACCCCTTCAATCTTCACACCAAATCACAACATCACCGCCAGCCACATTCTCGGCGACCTCCTCGATATCAACCAAAGCTTCTACAGTAATATCAAATACTCTTACGGTCTGTTTCATATCATATCGTTCTAACTGCTTAATTAATTCCGCTACCGTCATAATTCCCTCCAGTCTAAATAAACGCCCTGTATCGCATTTAAAAATTATCGCATAAGGGGTTTTTATTATAAAAGCAATAAAATTTCATCCTATGTATAAAATTTTGAAAATTATAGCTATTCACGCCTACAGGAATATACCCATATTTTCCGTGATGTGTAAAATTACATAGTCTTCATCATCCTGAATAATCTCATCAGCCATAGTACCAATGAACTTTCGATTATCGTTTTCTAGCACCCCTGCCAACTGTAGCCCATCAAGAATAAACTTCTTAGCAAATGCTACATTGTCAGGGTCATGCCTGGTTGATGAGTGCCATTCAAACAGTAGGTCCACTTTCCCATTAACAGGTTTTATCTGTTGTGATAGGCATTGTTCTTTAACCTGTTCAGTACATTTTTTCTTCATCGCTGCTGCTGCTATAGTCGAGCCACGTTCACAATCAATGTACTCATTCAATGTTGGGAACCGGTCATGAGTTTTCTTCCTAAATCTAAACTGACATCGTAATAGGATTTTCATCGATGTGACGCTCCATTGAATATAGCCACCGCATATTCACCGCGCAGGCGATCATACACCCTTTGACTATAATTCTTTTCAGTCCAAGCATCGCTGTAATTCGTCGTAAGAATTATGGGTTTCATCCGGTTGTAGCGATCAATAATGATGCTTTCAACCTTAGACGGTACCCAATCAGATTTTGAGTACTCCGCCCCAAAGTCATCAAGCAATAGCAAAGGGATATTTCTAAGCTTCTGCTCAAATCTTAGATAGGCTACATTGTCGCCTTTAGACAAAGTGAGCATGGTATCTAATAGATTAGGCATCGAAATCATGAGACAACCTTTATCTAACGCCATAGCCTGTTTTAGAATACTTACCGCAATCGATGTCTTACCGGTGCCAGCTGGGCCCCTTAATATGAGGCCCTTACCGGAATCAAGATTAGCTTTCAGATTATTAGAATACTTTTTAACCACATCGTAAGCTTCAGCGTTTTCCTTTGGAAAACTACCATTTTTACGCAACCAGTCAAAATCCATATCGTAATATCTCTTAGGAATTCCAACTGCAGCATAGGTGGTATTAACGTTTGTCTGAATGACTAATGGTTCGTCATATATCGGATAGAAGAATTCATTTTTTACCGTGGACGCTTTGATATTCTTTTTCCCAGTCGACGTCTTCGTCCTTTCTCGAATTTTTTCGAGACACGCCTCTAGCATTGCTGTTACGTTTGCTTGTTCCATTATCCTTTGCTGCCTCCTCCCTAATCTTATTATTTAAAACGGCTGTGATATACGCGATACTAGCTTTACCTACTTCGCTAGACTTACTTATAGCGTTAATAACTTCATTTTCACCAAAGTCATTAACAAGACATTCTAGTTTCTCTTTTGTCACAGAAGAAATTTCGCCGACATCATTCATATATATCTTGAACACGTTTTTATATGGATCAGGTTTTTTAGATCCATCATCAAACATGGAGAAGATATCCTTATCTGATTTTTCATTTTCGTGCACCTCATTATATGAATATGAATATATACTTTCCTTTCCTTTCCTTTCCTTTTGTTCGTTTTGTTCAACGACCGTTGAATTTCGTTGAACGGCCGTTCGATTTTGTTCCTTTTTTCTGCGAGCTTCACCGCTTTTAATGCCTGCGAGCCTACGTTGTTCCTGCTTTTTTTCAAATTTACTTCTTCGCTCTTCTTGTCTGCGAATCAAACTAGGAGACCAAAAACACTCGTCATCACATTCGAGCAATTCAAAATCATAAATTAACGAATTTACGAACAAAAATGATTTATTTGAACAAAAGAAAGCGTGTTCATTTTCGTTCAACGGTCGTTCATTTTCGTTCAACGGTCGTTCATTTTCGTTCAAAATTCCTAACTCTTTATCAAGAGCTATAAATGTGTATTTTTTAAAAGGCAGTTTGTAGTCCTCAGATGAAGCTAGTTTTTCAATTAATTTCCACCACCAGGCATATGAAATAACCCCAAACTCTGACTCCATTGCCACGATTTTAGGATCATTGCTCGCATTAACATCGTGGCTGAAGTAATATACATCCTTGGCCATTCATCATTCCTCATCTACAAATAAATTATCCTGGGCTCTGCGCCCCATAATAAACTTAACGGACTCATCGATTAAGTCTTGAACAGAGATAGCAAATGTAGAGTCTGCATATTCAACATTTAACCAGTCTGTTTTGAACTTAAATTCATTAGGAGTGTTCATATCAGAAACGATACCTTCAACACAGACCTGACTAATAAGACCTTCGATATCGCCATACTTAAATTTGAAGGTGTTTACCAAAAATGGGATTTTAAATTCTTCCAAGAATTCAAAGTTTTTCTTCACAATAGACTGCAGTTTGCTGAATGCTTGCAGCAGTTCAGGACGCGGATCATCCTTAGATTTTAGCGTGAATACATCCGTTAACCCTGTAGCAGATGGTTTTTGATACGCAATGCTGATATCGTTATCTGTGATTGCTATTGATTTAATAATCATAAGGGACTCCTTTCTTGTTCTACGATTACTAATTTACCAGTAGCAGCTTGAACAGTTCGTTTGAATGTTTCTGCATCTGAGTTGCTGTCAGATAAATGTAGTAGCCGTATGTCTTGACACTTAGTTAGGTCCATCGATTTGAGGAATTTAATAACATTTTCTAGTGAAAAGTGAGATTGAATTAATCGTTCCATTCGTTTTTCGTCTAAATAACCAGCATCTACTTGTTGGTTTAAGATTTCATAGGAATGGTTACATTCAACCATGATATGATTCACATCCTTGAAGGTATATCTGCAGTAATATGTATCGGTAATATATAAGAGTTTCTCTTCACCGTCAGAAATCAAAAAACCAACATTAGGCACATCGTGTTCTAATTCAAAAGGTAGGATACTGAAATTGCCTACCGTAAATTGGACTTTTGGGGTTATGAGAATCGCTGTGTGCTTGTCAGACACATACAAAGCATTGGCCGTATCTTTCAGCATATAGACACGATGGCCTAGCTTTAATAAATCATTTACAGCCTTGCTATGGTCTCCGTGTTGATGTGTGAGTAACGTGCCACATAGGTGTAGAAAGTTAAAGCGACAATACCGTTGAATTTCTTTAAATGATAATCCTGCATCTAGTAGCAGTTCATCACCATTGGTTGAAGTTTTGATTCGGTAGCAGTTCCCTTTTGAGCTACTACCGAATGCTTGAATGCTAATCACAATTAATCACCAAACATATTGACTGCTTTGCCAGTTTCCGGATTAACGAATTCACTGGTAGAGCTAGCATCGATGTCAATGGCTTCAGAATTTGCATTATTAGCGATAGTTTCTGCTACATCAGATTGAACATCGATAGTTTCACCTTCGAAATCAGGGGTGAGCTCGCCATTATTATCGCGAATGACGGCGCCATCTACAGAGATTGCATTAGCCATGCTCTGCATTTCGACTGATAGAATGCCATATTTACTTAACAAGCGTTTGAGTACTGTTTTGATAGCCATTGCGTCAAAATCAGTTTTCCAAAGACCAAAACCTCTTTTGTATGTTTGAGAATACTTTATAGCGTGTGCTTCAGCATCTTCTTTGGACATATATAAATACTTTTCAAAGCCATTAATGAGTTTGAAATAAGCGATGTAGCCAACTACATTATCACCAGTTCGCTCACCCAATTCGAATTCGCCTGTAAGTTTATTATGGTGTTTAATTTCGCCTTCATAGATTTCACTAGCATTAATGGTCTTATATTGACCTGTGCGCATGGCCAACTGGATATACCCTTTGTAGCCCATTTGAAATTGAGCTTCATTAATTTTCTTCTTACTATTGTAGAAAGGAACAATATAAGCAAACCCCAGGTTTTGGTTAATTGGAAGATCTAAAGTGGCTGCCATCACACCTGCAGTAATAACTGTAGTAGGGTCTGCTTTCGATAAAAGTTCATTATTATTAGATACAGAAATCAAGCTAGACACAAAGGCCGCTGATTTTTTACCCAAGATTTCATTAAAACGTTTCTTTACCGACTCACTAGACACCATAGTTTTAAGTGATGGTGTTTGAGTTTGTGCTTTTGTTACTTCACCCATTATGTACCTCCTATGCCACGTTTTCGCATACAGCGTGGATATCTAATTTAGATAAAATATTATGAATTTCTAAACGGCCCTTTTGAGTCCATTTAGTTGTGATTTTAGAGTCTAAGCGACCATCGCTTCTGCAGAACGTAAAGGTTTCGGATTTAGTGAAGCCTTTTGACATATGCTGTTTATAGAGAATCCATTGATCACCGACCTTACGTTGTAGACCAGCTTCATGTAAGATTTTATTTAATTCTTGAGCGCTCATACCGTAATCAGCGGCAATCTGAGTGATAGTCAAGCAGGATTTACTAGATAAAATCTTATCCACATAATCCTTTACCGGTTTAAATTCAGCTATCTGCTGCTCTTGCTGAGCGACAATAGCTTTGGTAGCATTGTGCGATTCCACCTCATTAGCGTAGGCTCTAAGAGCTTCAGGTAATGTTTTAGGAATTGCTATAGAGTAGGAACCGGTTTTTCTAATAGCAGGAATTACATCATGTGTAATCCAACGTTTAAATTCTTTAGCTTCGGGTTTTCGACTAGAAAGAACCAAGCTATAAAGTCCGTATTCATTTACAGTTAACAAATTTTGATGCCCGCCAGGGGTAGGAATTGAATTCGTACCCTTTTCATCTGCATCTAAACGACCTACTGCTTTTGATGTATCACCAAGACCTAAACATTCGCATACATCTTTTGCTACAAACCACAATTCATTATCTAACTCTTGGACCCTAACCTGCCCAAAAGAAATATTATTAAAAACTTGTAAGTCCTCCATAACTACACCTCCTTAACCACCAGTTGTGGTTCTGATTCATCAACGATCAACTTAATCGTTTGACTATTAACTGGAACGAATTCAGTTACTGCTTCTGCATTATCGATGAATACTGGAGCATTCACTTTGTAATAACTTGTCAATGCGTTAATGATATCTAAACCTACATTAATGCGTGCTGCGTTATTCATGCTGCGGTATGGCACCCCTTTATAGGTGGTTTCGCAACATTCTTCAACGTTGCCATTCAACATAACGTTGAACATTTTGAAACGAGCTAGTTTAAACCTTGCATTAATGCTTTCTTCTAACATGTTAACTTTGGCTTTTACGAACTCATCCATAAGATATGATGCTTCATCAAGTTCATTCTTTTCGGTAACAAGTTTTTGTTGTTGGTTTTCCAATTCGATAACACGATTTTCAATATCATCAATCAATTTGAATTTATTCAATTCAGTCTCGAGATTTTCTTTTTTAGATTTCAAAGAAGAAAGTTCATCATCAAGTCTTGAAAGCTCTTCAGTGTCTGCACCTGGTTCCTCTTCAATCTCAAGCAAGAATAATTGCGCTTTTAAGTCAGCATATGTAGGATCATCTTCGACATTAGGTTCAGAATACGCTTCATATTCTTCACGTTTAACATCACGTTCTTTGCATTGTAGAGCAATTTCATCAATTAAACCGTCAGCTTTCATCACCATAGTTTTTTGTTGCTCTTCATAATCTTCTTTTAGCTTAGCAGCGCTATCGATAAGACCTTTCCACTCTTCGAGCTTTTTAGATTTATTAGCGTTAAATTCTGCCTCGAGTTTTTCCTGCTTATCCTCAGGCAATTGCTGCCCGCAAGTAGGGCAAGCCTCTTTGCTAAACTGCTGAGAGTTAAATGTGTCAAATTCAGACGTTAGAGTTTCGATGCGTTTGGCTTCTCGCTCAATTTCTTTATTAAGCTCGTTGCTTTTATCCATGCATCTATCTCTTTCAGATTCTGTTGCCTTTAATTTAGATAGTGCCGTTTCGTATTCGCTGCGCAAATGTTGTTTGCGCTTATGATAATCGGATAGTATGTCTGAACGTCTAACATCTAATTGACGATTAATGTCACGAATTTTAGACTGCTTTTCTGTAGCACTAAACCCGTTTTTAATAATGGCTTTTTGTTTTTCAACATCATCAATGCCAGTTGATAAAGTTTTAATATCACTGATTAGTTTATCTTTATTAGCCATAACTTCAGGTTTATTTCGTACAGCTTCATCAATACGCACCGGAATCATATCAAGTTCTTTATTAATAGCTGTTTTCTTGCTAGCAATAACTTTACGTTGATCATCAACCGTGCGACCATCTAATAACTCTGCTAAACGTTTTAAGTCTTCACGGCTATTGATTACAGCAGCATCATCAATGTCGCCACACATTTCAAGGAGCAGCTTCCGACGATTTTGCCAGGAATACGTTTCGTTAAAATACAAAGGATTAGTAATCAATTTAAAGATACTTTCATCAACAAGCGAACTAACTATTTCCTTGTATTCTTTTTCTTTCTTAGGTACACCATCGATAAAATAATCTGTCGTATGACCTGTGAGGGTAACTTCGCCACCACGAGGGGATGAATACTTTTCACGATACACACGCTTAAGTTCAACTGTGCCCCCTTCGTCCAAAGTAAAGGTTCCTGTTACTTCGTGATTGACTTTATGGATAGGTTCCCCACCATCCAATGTTTTGATTTCAAAATCAGCCCTATCTAGGCTATCTTTGCCAAACAGCAACCAGCATACTGAGTCGAACACAGTGGTTTTCCCCGTCGCATTATCGCCACGGATTACGACATCGCCATTAAGATCTATGGTAAAGGACTTTAGCCCTTTAAAATTTAGTAATTCTAATTTTGTGAGTTTCATATCATTCTCCTATACAACAGTGGCATCCACATCGATGGTATGAGGTTCAATTTTTAATTGATTAGCCCATTGCATTACCGTCGAATTAATCTGAGCATTCTTTTTAAGCTTTTCATTAGCAAAGAGTTTCGCCTGTACTAAGTCGAATATTTGACGACCTTTCTTCTTTCCCTTATTGGCCAATTCTAGGCATGCGACCGGTTTCATAGCATCGTCGGTAACTAACACTATTGCGGTAGTCCCTTTCATGACTCTATCTCGATATGATCCAACGCAATTTTTTAACCGTTTACCTGCAATCATCAAATCAGCTGCAGTTTTAGGGATCATAAAATGCATCCCATTTATATCTGCTTGTAATTGGGGGACTTCCGGAAGTATTACGTCACCGTATTCTTGTTTGTTGTAAACATTAACTACAACATCATGAAAGTCTTTTAACTTGCAGTCAGCATCCCAAACTTGAGATATATACCACTTATTTATTTGACTATACATATTAACGATATCCTTAATATCTGACGATTCAGCATTTAACAGATATCTTAATAAATTGCGTTCCCCATAGCGCTTAGAAAGTTTAATCCACATATTCCGGATTTTTAAAGATTTAACACCCATACATTCACCAAAATGGCTGGCGTCAAATATTTTTGCAGATTCATTATCTGAATCTTTGTTCCGTTTAAGAGTTAATATTGTTCTACGGTTGTTTTCGTCCTTAAAAATGCCCAACACATCGGATAGTTTAACAATCATAGGGTCATTAACCATCATGCTGCGTAATAATTTACTATCAGGCGCTCGGTGATAAATCCGTAACGCTTCAAGAAAACCTATTCCTTTTTTAGTCATAGTTAATATTTCATCACTAAATGGAATATCACAAGCTGTGCGGCGCCAATAAAACTCGCCCCATCTGATGTTGCTTTTAATTAACTTGGTAATAGGCGGCATATCAGGGGCAGAAATCTTTAAAGCCATATTGACTAACATAGAAAGTCCATATCCTCCATATTCATCAATAGAGTGTGGGATGTAAATGCCTTTTACCTTATATCCACACTGTTCTGTTAAGCGCCTTTCAAACTCGAGACGCAATGCTTTAAATAAGTGAGCCAAACGTGATTTGTTAACGTCGTGCACCGCATAAGATTTGCCAATATATTTAAGTACCATCATAATTGGTCTTTCATGATCACGGATATAATCAATCGTCAAAGGATGTTTATTTTTGTATTTATCAATATAAATAGCCTGTTTATTTTTAAAGTCAAATCGCAAAATTTCTTTATAAGAGCCGTCCTTTGATGTGCCATCCCAATATAACTGGATGCCTTTATATCGTATTCGTAAATCAATGAAGTTCTTATAACTTAGAACGTCAATCTGCATCTCTTCAGGAACCACTTCATGTTCACTGTTGGCCAATAAAACTTTGTGCATAAATGGGTTAGAATGAATGCCACAATTTGGGCAAGTATAGTACTTAGCCGCAGTATAATATCCTCTTCCCATATTGTATTTTCTATTCCAACTACCACCGAACGTATGTCCACAATCGCAGTGATGGATTGTGGTATACGAAGCATCATAACCCTTTTCAATTATGATGCTGTCGAACATTTTACGGATGTATAAACTTGACACAGTTTCCACAAAACACCACCGCCTTAATCGCCAAACATAGCAAAGAGGTCAGCATTTTCTTCTACACTAGACTCAACCGTTGGTTGCGTTTCATCTGCAGCTGGTTTGCTATCTGGTGCAGATTCTTTAGCGGTTTTAGTCTTACGTGTACGCTTTGGCTTTTCTTCCTTTGCAGCATCTTCCGTTTTATCCTTAGGAGCAGCTGACTTAGGTGGCTCTACTACATCAAAGGCTTTTACAATAGCATTGGATGCTTTCAGGACACCTTCTGTATACGCTATACCTGCTTGGTATTCTTCAGCATTACCAGGGTCCAGTTCAATTGCCTTTTGTAATATGTCTAGCGACTTCTTACATATGTCTGCTTGGCTTTTAAATTGTTGTTTAGCCATATTTAAGCCTCCTTCTCTGCCATGATGGATTTTAAATCTGTGATAAGATCATCCGTCAAAGCGTCGCTAGACGGACGAGTGACCCCGTGCTTGCTAAAAATTGCAAGTGCTTTTTTTGCTTTTACCCCATCTTCGCCCATCCATTCACGGAATTCCTTATAAAAGGCTTTTTTATCTACAGGTTCATCACTTACATCCAATGCGGGTTCTGGTTCTGGAACAGATTTAACCTTTTCTTGAACGACTGGCTGAGGTTGTGATTCTGCTTTAGGCGACGGATCCGCGTCAAGAGGAAGTACTGGAAGGTCGTCATCCGTAATTTCTGGAGTTTTCTGCTTTTCCTGCTTTGTAACAGGCTCTGCTTTAGGTGCAGTTTCACACATTGCTTTTGTTACTTGTTCAGCAGGGTGCTTTTCATCATGGCAATTACCGCAGCATTGATGGTTTAAAATTCCATTCCATTCTGCGATTTTAAGTGCAAGGTCTTCTGTGTCATTGAATTTAATAGTTAAGATATTTTGATTTTCCATGATAGTTTCTCCTTTAGAATTTAAACAGTAATTCATCATCAAATAATTTCCCTTCAACGATTTTAGGGATTCCAATTTCCTGGAGTTTACGAATTACGCTACGACTTTTCGATATATAAATAGTATTTTTTTAATTTGTACCTCTGTCGGCTTAATTACATATGGCTCTGTTGCAAGCGCAGGAGCCACACAAATGACTTTGTTGTTAACATCTATACCAACCTTGAAATATTCAGGCCCTTTTAACTTTCTGTAAGCCGGCATTGAAAGCTTGATATAGCTATTTGTAGTCACTATCGCTACCTTTTGTAATGATTCGTGTTTACCCCTGTTATCTGCGTGGCTTTATGTTTTATTGCTTTTATTTCAGGCATTTTATCTCCTTATCTGGTATAATTTACATAGGATATTTTTTTATCTATGCTCGTTACTCATTGCCGTGAGTGCGAGCATTTTTACTTTTACGACGAATATGTTCATCGTGGCAAGGCTTACACACTCTAATCGCCTTACGATTAATCTCGTCATAAATGTAGTTGTGAGTGTGTGGAATTAACCTGACTCCACATTTCGTGCATGTTCGAACAGGTCGTCTCATCGTATTAACATCCAAATCAGACCACCGTAAAACATAATACAAACGGTCATTACAACGAGAATAAATAACACCCCGATTACATCAATATCGTCCATAATGCTCATCCTCCTTAAATGATTTATAAAGAATAGCTACTGCAGATACAGTGCATAAAAGCAACAGTAGCATAGTCGATGAATGCAACTCGTACCCTTGTACATCTGAGCCTTCTAAAATCCCAAAACATGTGGCCAGCATGATACCTGCTAATTTTTTCATTTTTACTCTCCTATTCTTGCTTGGCATCGTTTACCTAGCCATGCATTAAACAAATCTAAATGAATTAATCGTTTGCCACCTCGGGCCCCTATCTTCATCGACGGAAAATCAAAGTCAGCCGCCCATTGGCGAATTACATCTTGAGGAACGCTTGCTAGTTCAGCAGCCTCAGCGACTGTTATGCATAATTTATTCCTGTCCACAACAATCCTCCTTTATATCTTTTTATAGATATTCATAAATTTTTCATGAATATTTTGTGTATTCTTAAATAATTGTTTGTATAATCACCTTAGAAGGAGGTGATTATATGAAAGCAACGATCAGACTTAATAATGGTGATTACATTTATATCAATAACTTGCAGCGCATTCAGCAACACGAATCAAGTTATGCAAACGCCGCTACTATCGAGAATTTTGAAGATTTCCAGCTTTATGATACACAATATACTTTTGTTGGAAACCTTACCCTTTTAGTCTCGGCCTCTGAAATTGCATATGTTTACTTCGAAAATTAATTAACGTAAAGGGCTCTATATTATTAGAGTCCTTTTTGGTATATTAATTGGCCTCGAATATCAACCATTTTTTGAATGTCATCCACGCTAGCGTCGACTGCCCCTCTAAGTGCTTTTAAAATATTGTTATCAAGTTCTTGAAGCATTTCTTCTGTTTTTTCAATTGTGGTGTACATATTTCCTCCTTTACGGTAAAACCGTAATAAACTATAAAAAAATAATATCATCATAAGCGACATTGAATACCTGTTCTATCTTAGATATATTTGGCACATCTGGATAAGATCGCTTACGCTCCCAATTTCCCCAAGTCTCAGTAGATACGCCTATTTCTTTTGCGGCCTGAGCTTGTGTCCAAGACTTGGATGCGCGGAGCATTCTAAGTGTATACTTCATAAATTACCTCCTTTCTTATTAACATCACTTATTATCATGACTAGAGTCTGTCTCTTATACACATCTCCGAGCCCACGAGACC